ATATTAAAAGAGTGGTCATATAGAGTGGGTGTTATTGATTATAAAGATGACGCACACCTATATCACTTAAATAAAATTTTAGAAGAGAGAGGTTGGTCAAAAAAAGTTATAGATGAGATAACATATAAGTTAAAAAATGGAACAAAATTAATAACTGAAGCAGCTACCAATAGGACAGAGGATTTACATGAGATATTTTTTGCTATAGCTTTTGCGGGTGGTGATATTAATAGAGCAAAAGATTTAAAAGGTTTAAAACAAGTTATCAATGGATTAAGATTAAAATTAGATAACAAAAATAAACACATAGAAACATTGGTAAAGTTTGATAAAAAAGAAGCGTTTCCTACGAAAAAAGATATCGAGTTATATACTGATGCAACCACTCTAGCAAAAAAAACACATATATATTTAAAAAACAATAAATTAAAACCGATTAGTGTATCGAGAGTATTTGGAACAGGGCCTGGTGGTACTAAAATGATTGCGGATGCTGTAATCAAACTTTCTAATGGAGAAATAGTATCGGTATCATTAAAATATAAAAAAGGTCAATTCAGTAGTTTATCAGTACCACTATTAGTTGAAAAATTATGGGGATTAAAATTAAAAGATGGTTTATTGAAAGATATGTACACACAAGGTTACAAGTCTGAGATAGATGCAGCATTTCATTATTATGCAATGGCGACAATAGGAATGAAAGATTTACCGATATCAAAAAAATATACTCAAGAGGATAAAGATAATTTAGAAAAAATATATCCTAAGTTTAATACAAACTCTAGTTGGATGGATTATATGAATACATCAATAGTACCTGTAAAAACTAGAAAAGCTTTTACTCATGTATATAATCATGAAGATAATTTTGGCCCAAGAGGTGTTCATAAAAAAATGAAAGGTCAACTTTTAAATAACGCAATCGACCTTTTCTTTCAAAGTAAAACCACAGGTATAGTTAAAAATTTAGAAGATGCGTTAATATACATAATAAGAGCAGAACCTAAAACAAATTATTTGTATATAGCTGATGGTGGTAAGAAATTTGCCATGATACCATCACAGGAAAATATTAGAGGTAAAACATATAGTTTTAAAGAAATAGCTAAAACTAACGATGATGGAGTTATTAGTGCAGCTGATTACACATACGATTTTGAAGTTTATGTTGATGGTATAAAAGCATTTACTTTTGATATTAAATGGAGATTTGCTGGTCAATCAGGTCAATGGGATGGTGATTTACAACACAAAGGAAGTAAAATTATTTTCCATTCAGGTTTTTCTAAAGCATTTGGGTTACCAGAAATACCGAAAGATATGAGTTAATATGAAAACTCAATTACTCTGTACATTCACTAAAAGAAATAAATTCTACGAAACAATAGACATTATCACAACCTGCAATGATATTGTGTTTGATAAAATATATGTGTTCCAAAATGAGAACGACCATCATCAATTAATCTGTACTTATAATGTAGAGTATGATGAAGATTTTATGCAAGGCATACCAGATACTATTTCACTTCATAGAAAGAAACACACCAATACACTTTATACAATCAACGCATTGAATGATTTAATTCGTGAATTGAATGGTGGTAAGTTAGACAAGACATTTCCAATAGAATGGGAAAATTATAAAAACTCTTTATTACTTACAAATGAGGAAGGCCTCAATAAAATACCGACAAGAATTTACACAATTGTAAATGTAAATACATGGGAAAAAGATAAAAAATAATTTGTATTTTGAAATATTTCATTATACTTATATAGGTATCAAGGTTACACTTGATTAAAAAATAACAAATAACTAATTAAATAATGGAGAATAAAAATGGATTTAAATGCAATCAAAAGTCGTCTTAGTCAACTTCAGACATCAAACAACAGAACTTCAAACTTATGGAAACCTCAACCAGGAAATCAAATCGTTAGAATCGTTCCTTATAAATTCAATAAGGATAATCCTTTCATCGAGTTGTATTTTCATTATGATTTAGGTGGTAAGAACTATCTTTCACCAATTTCATTTGGTAGACCAGACCCGATTGAAGAGTTTGCTCAAAAACTCAAAGGAACTGGTTCAAAAGATGATTACCGTTTAGGTAGAAAAGTTGAAGCGAAAATGAGGACATATGCTCCTGTAGTTGTTCGTGGTGAAGAAAGCCAGGGCGTTAAGTTTTGGGGATTTGGAAAGACAGTTTATCAAGAACTACTTTCTATAATCGCAGATCCAGATTATGGTGATATTACCGATCCAGTAAATGGTCGTGATGTTGCTGTAGTATTCAAAACCGCTGAAGAGACAGGTAAATCCTTTCCTTCAACATCAATAAGAGTAAAGCCAAATCAAACTCCTATTACAGAGGATGCATCTTTACTTGAAACACTAACTGAATCTCAAAAGAATATTACTGAGATTTATCAAGAACAATCATATGAGGACTTAACACAAGCCCTTAATGATTATTTGAATGGTGGTTCAAGTTCTGAAGAAACTAAAGAAGAAGAGAAACCAGCAGTAGCTGAAGCTTCTACTTATGATTCCAAGAAAACTTCAGATGCATTTGATGATTTATTTAACAATTAATAAATAATAACATTGGGTGGCTAGGGTACGGGATACCACTGCTTGTCACGAGACATCTGGAGCCACCCATATTTATAGGAGAATTATATGTCAACAAGAGATGAATTGGCAGGTGTCTTAGCAGACACTATTAATAAAAACTTCAAGGATATGAAAGTAGCTTATTTCCTTGATGGTTCAGACACAACACCGACAGACATAAAAGAATTTATTTCAACAGGCTCGACTATGTTGGATTTAGCAATATCAAATCGACCAGATGGTGGAATTGCTGTTGGTAGAATTACAGAGTTGAATGGTTTAGAGAGTAGTGGTAAATCTTTAATCGGTGCTCACATACTAGCTGAGACTCAAAAGAAAGGTGGTGTTGCTGTTTACATAGATACAGAAACTGCTGTGAGTACAGAGTTTTTGGAAGCTATTGGATTGGATGTTGAGAGTATGTTGTATCTACACTTAGAAACAGTAGAAGATATATTTTCAGCTATCGAAGAAATAGTCGCTAAGGTTCGTGAATCAGACAAAGATAGATTGGTAACTATTTTAGTGGATTCACTAGCAGCTGCTACAACCAAAGTAGAATTGGAAGCTGAGTTTGACAAGGATGGTTGGGCTACTTCTAAGGCTATCATACTCTCTAAAGCAATGAGAAAGATTACTCAAATGATTGGTAGACAGAAAATTGCTTTGGTATTCACTAATCAATTAAGACAAAAACTAGGTGTGATGTTTGGAGATCCTTGGACAACAAGTGGTGGAAAAGCATTACCATTTCACGCTTCTACTCGTATCAGACTAAAGAATGTTGGTCAGATTAAAGACAAGAAGAATAACACCATTGGTATGAAAATGAAAGCTCAAGTGATTAAAAACAGATTGGGCCCACCAATGAGACATGCTGACTTTGAACTTTATTTTGAAAGTGGTATCGACAACGAAGGTAGTTGGTTACAAATGATGAAGGCTCATAAACTTGTTAAACAAGGTGGTGCTTGGTATACAATGAACGACCATAATGGTAAAGAAATAAAGTTTCAATCTAAGGATTGGGCTGAGTACCTTCAAGATGAAGAGTTTAAACAATATTGTTACGAACTTATTTGTGATAAAGTGATTCTCAAGTATGAGAAGAACTTTGGAATTGACGATGTAGTGGTGGAAGAGGAACTAAGTGAGTAATGCTAAATATTTATCTATACTTGATGAGATAAAGAAAAAGGGTGGCTCATTAGACGGTGGTGAACCTAATGACAAAGTACTCATAATAGATGGTCTAAACACTTTCATCAGAGTGTTTAGTGTTATACCAACTACCAATGATGATGGAATTCATGTTGGTGGAATAGTTGGTTTTCTAAGGAGTATCGGTTACACGATAAATATGATTAGACCTACCCGAACCATTGTAGTATTCGATGGTAAGGGTGGTTCTAATCGCCGTCGCAAGTTATATCCAGAATATAAACAAAATCGTAAAACTAAGTATAGAGTGAATCGTGCATATGATTTTGCATCACAAGAAGATGAAAGACACAATATGATGATGCAACTTTCTAGGTGTGTTGAGTATTTAGACACATTACCTGTAACTGTTATGTCTTATGATAATATTGAAGCTGATGACACAATTGGTTATTTATGTAGACAAGTTCTTACTGATTCTGAAATAACTGTTATGTCTACTGATAAAGATTTTCTTCAATTAGCAAATAGTAGAATCAAAATATGGAGTCCTACTAAAAAGAAAATGTATGATGAGAAAATGGTTATGGATGAGTATGGTATTAATTCACATAACTACATTTGGTACAGAGTATTGGATGGTGATAAGTCTGATAATATTTCTGGTGTTAGAGGGTTAGGTTTGAAAACTATTCGAAAAAAATTGCCGTTTTTGAAAGAAAATCGTATAGTTAATATAGATGAGGTTATCGATGTTTTACCAGATTCAAAAGACACTATAGAATTAAATTATAAATTAATGCAATTGTCTGATGTAGACATTGCTGGTTCTACTAAAACAAAGATAATAGAAAAAGCAAATGAACCAATTAATAGATTGGTAAAGTTTCAATTTGAAAAAATGTTTTTAGAAGATAAGTTATTTACAGCACTACCAAATGTTACTAGTTGGTTAGCAACTAATTTTAATCAATTAAATCGTTATGCAGAGAAAACACATGAAAAATAAATTAATCAATGGAGATAGTATTGATGAGTTGAAAAAACTCAAAGATAATTCAGTAGATTTATTGTGTACTGATCCACCTTATGGTTATGGATTTATGGGTAAGTCTTGGGATAAGATGTTGCCACCAAAAGAAATATTCGAGGAATCACTAAGAGTATTAAAACCTGGTTCATTTGCATTCGTTATGAGTGCACCAAGAAGTGATGTTCAATATAGAATGGCACAGATGTTAGAAGATGTTGGATTTGAGATTGGATACACACCAATCTATTGGACATACGCTACAGGTTTCCCAAAGGCTATGAACATAGGAAAGACAGTTGATAAGAGATTAGGTAAAGAACGAAAAGTAATTGGAAAAAAACCAGGAACCTATGCAGATATTAGGCGAGATGAAAACACAGGTCAAGATGGGTGGGGTGGTGAAACCGTAAGTAATAGATCAAGAGTTGAGAGTTATATCACCACACCAGCATCAGACGAAGCCAAAAAACTTGAAGGAAGTTATGGTGGTTATCAACCAAAACCAGCCATAGAGGTTGTGATTGTGGCTATGAAACCATTGAGTCAAAAAGGATATTTAGACCAAGCACTTGATAATCAAAAAGGTATAACTTGGTTAGATGATTGTAGAATACCATTTGCTGGAATGAATGACCAAGAACAATTTGATAAAGATAATGTAGCTGGTATGATGAACTTTGATGAGAAATATGAAAAGGGTGAGGGTAAAATGTATGAAGGTGGTTGGGAAAAACCAACGAGAACTTCTACTAAATCTGAATCATCACCACTTGGTAGATTTGCTGCTAACTTATTGGTAAGTGATGATGTATTGAATGTGGAAAGTAAAGGTCAGTTAGCACCAACTACTGGTAATGAACCATCTAATTACAAAGAGAATAATACACATGGTAGTTATTTGGGGTATCGTAAAGAAATGAAACCAAGAAATGATGGTAATTCATTCAGTAGATATTATAGTTTAGATGCTTGGTGGAATAGTAGGTTGAGTAAACTACCAGATGAGGTTAAGAATACATTTCCATTTTTGGTAGTTCCTAAGGCAAGTAAAGGTGAGAAGAATATGGGATTGGATAAGTTTGAGGTTAAAGAAAAAGATACAAGAACCGATACTGGTAAGGGTTCATTTACAGAGAAGGGATTGCAACCAGGTAAGAACATTCACCCAACAGTAAAACCAATGGATTTGATGAGTTACTTGGTTACATTGGGTAGTAGAAAAGATGATGTGGTGTTAGACCCGTTTATGGGAAGTGGAACAACACCAATGGCGTGTGTTACATTAAGTAGAAACTACATCGGAATAGAAAGAGAAGATGAATATTTTAAAATTGCTGAAGCAAGAGTAAATAAATTGGAAAATCCCATAAAACAATGGGAACAATGGATATGAGGTTAATATTTATGGTTGTGACATTCCACAATATTGTTAACAATAAAAGTTTATAAGGTATTAAATGAATAAAAAATTTACATTATCGGATAATTTCATATCCAAATATAAAAGAAAAAAACCACCATTCGGATTTAACGGATTAGGTGAGTTAGTTTATATGAGAACTTATTCTCGAATTAAAGAGAATGGAAAAAATGAAAGATGGTGGGAAACCGTCCAACGAGTCGTTGAGGGAACTTCTTCCTC